GAAGCTCACCTGCCATGGCCAGAAATTCTTGTTCAAGATTTCCCAACAAATCAATGCTCTTGCCATTACGGGAACGGAAATCCACCTTGCCATTCTGCACAATGGCGTTGAAACGCATCCCGTCCAACTTCAATTGAACATAGGCAGGATACGTCATCTTGTTCATAATCTTTTCATCAAATCCAGATGCCAACATCACGGGATAGGTGGGAATTAAATCAGGCCAAATCTTGTTTACGGTGGCCTCAGATACACCACACTTCAAATCCTTTTCAATGATGCGTTCAATCACCTTGGCTTTTTCGGCAGGCAAATTACACAACACATTTTTCAAATGTCCAATGGCAGCATTACCGGTTATCGTCCTACTAGACAACAGATGCAACTGATTCAGTGATTCTTCTATACCAATATCAGTATTACCAATTTGTTCATATTGAGGAATTTTACGAATGTAGAATTGCGTGTACGGGTCAAGAGCAAGAAACAACACACGCTTCAATGTTTCATTGGTGTGATGCTTCTTTAAAATGGCTTCTTTTTCTAAACGACTGCTTGTGGCAGCAAGTTCCGTAAAAATGGATTCCATAGTATCTCCTGTTGAGTTACTATGGAATCTAACATCCAACTATTGGTTTGTCAAGACCCAGGAATTAAATGGTGGAAATTGTGACCTACCACTGCACCTAAATTGGTTTTTTTCCCGTGAATTTTCATAAGTTCTTGAAGGAAGTCGGTATGTTTTGGATGATGGGGATCGAAAACGGAAATGTTTTTCACTTCGCTAGGAGAATAAACACCGGTCTCCCAATGAACATGCTGGCGATAATGAATATGTAAGCTTATTTTAGACTCAGCAAAAATTTCATTAAACACATTGTAGAATTGTTCCATTTCTGTATAGTTATACTCACTAACAACCATAGACACAATAAAATGTTTTATGCTATCCTGAGTGCTTAAAAATTTAATGTTGGCTAACAACTTGTGCCAATCACCATTCAACCGAGTAACATTTTCATATGTGTTCTGCGTCCCAGCATCCACACTAATTTCTATTCTTTTAATGAAAGGTCTAGCACCTAAGCTATGCCACATCTTCTCGGTCAACAAATTTCCATTGGTGATAATTTGTATTTCTTCTAATTTTGGATATTTTTTTGGATCAAAATCTATCAAGTAATTTCTATATAACTTGGAGTAGAAGGGATCACCACTACCTGTTATCATCAATCTTTTTACATTAGAGGCAAATTTTTCTTCAATTTGCTCTAGTAAAAACACTTCTCTTTTAAACCGGTCGGAATCAATGTGTGCATTGGGAACTTGTTCCTTTCTACAAGAAGGACATCGTAAGTTGCAACTACGGTCGAATCCAAAAAGAATATATTCTGGCAACCCTTGATAATTCTCAACATCTTCAGCAGAAGTTATATTAAAAGTTTTTAAAAATTCTTCCTTCTCTATGAATTCTTCTGGTACTTCATCGGTGTTTATAAGTTTAGAAAGAGCTGGACATATGGTATGATTACAATGCCGATAAGAACCATCTAACATGGATTTTCTTATATCTAACACCTTTTCACCACGCCAGTTATTTAATAAATCTTCATCTTTGGCCATGGTTTCCAATCTAATATCTGTAGGGGCCCAACTTGGACAACAAATCCATTGACTTGTATATTGCACATCCAAATAAGTAAAAGGATTTCTACAGACATATTTTTGTAGTTTTTCTGACATTAGAACGCCACCCATTTTCCAGATCCATAATGTGGATACTTAGATTTATATGTATAATGTATTACATCAGCTGGAACTTCTCTCTTAACACCCCAAGTAGCTTCGGTAGGAGTATAAGTAGAAATTCCATTATCTTCCACAACAAAGTATAAAGGCAAATCAAAATTTCTGGCATACTTATGAACTTCATAAAATATTCCAGTCTCAAAACACATATCTCCAACAAAACACCATACCTTATCTGAACCATTACTCATCTTGATAGATTTAGCTACACCTAAAGCTAACGGCAAAGTTGCTGTCACAATTGCGGATGCATAAAATTTTTCATCTATGTTACATAAAGTGATGGATTTACCTTTAAGAATTTCCTGTTCTATCCATTGGGAATCAATTCCTTTAAGAAATGCGTGATAATGAGAACGCCAGGTAGAAAACACCCAATCTGAGGGTTTAATTCTTTTGAAAATTTCAATGAGTTGGTTCTCATTGCCGTTGGAAAGATGCACAGGTCCACGAATTTTTCCGGACTCCCAATGCTGTACAATATCTTCTTCAAACTGGATTAAATCCTGTTCGCTAAAGGCAACATCTCTTACGATAGGGTGAAAATCAAGGTTTCTAATCATTTATGAATCTCTTTTTTGTAATGTAGGAGAAGATGTAGGCCATTCCATGTTAAATCTTGAATCATTCCATTTTACCACATGTTGTTGACGTTCATCAACATATTTACCTTCATAGAATAAATTATAATGAAAAATACAATCTGTCAAGGCGTAATGGCCGTTAGCAAAACCAGGGGGAACAAGAACTTGGTCTCTGGTTTTTTCTGTGATGATATAAGATTCCCATTTTCCGTAGGTGAGAGACTCCTCACGCATATCTAGTACAACAAGATATATATCTCCAACTAACGCTTGAACTAGTTTCCATGTTTTTGTATCATAATGTAACCCTCGTAAAACACCTTGGTAAGACTTGGAAAATCTAGTATGCGCAGAACAATTTTTTGGTAATAAATTGTTAACCGGATGTTCATAATTGTGATATGTGGTGAATATTTCTCCGCGATATTCACGATACACAGAAGGACTGTAAACAGGAACTTCGGTGTCAAAGGTGTTAAGATGACTTACAGAAAAATGATTCCATCTATTATTTTTATAATTTGTCATTTTAAGCTGCCTCATATATTCGTAAAATTTGTTCAGAAAAAAGTTCAACATACATACGTCTAAAATTGTTTCCAGTGAATATGTTATACTCTCGTTTAAATTCAGCCAACTCTTTTTTATCTAGCTCAAAAACTTTTTTCGTAAATTTTTCAATTTCACGAAATCTTGCAAAATCATCTTCAATAGAATCATAGGCATGGTCCCAAAAATCATATCTATATTGTAATCCTAGTTTTTCTAATGCAGAGATTGTGTTAGGTTTAGACAACAATATAAAAGGATGTCCTACAAATGTAGGTCTTAATACTTTTTCAGTAATATTATTCCAGGTAGATTGTGTGTCAATCATACCACCTTGATTTTGAACATGGAAAAATTTTGTCTCTGTTGCTATTTCAAAGTATGTATCCAAGTAGGTAACAAAATTAAAACTGTTACCGCGTTGACGATAATGAGAATATCCTGAGTAATCATAAAAATGAGGCAAAATTTTCAACACAGGAAAACTGTCAAATTCTTGTCTAAAACACTGCGGAACCAACTCATTCATTAGTCCAGAATCATAATCTGGAGCAGTTGAGGCCCATAACAAATCTTTTAAGTAATCATTTTCATGAAGAAAATTTAAAAATTTAATTTTATGATATCTAGAATGTCCTACATGGAACATTCCTTTGTATTTTCTTAAAAAATTTGTTTGTTCTCGTTCAATTCTTCTAAATGCAGAAAATGCATCATAATCAGCTGAAGTATTCTCCACATAGTGAGCAAATAGTACTTCAAACCAAAAATGATTATCTCTTTTAGATATCAAATTTTTAGTTATGAAAAATATAGGTACATCACTTATAGTTTCAAGTTCATCTAAAAAAACTTCAGGAATATCTTGATTGTCATAAGTAGAAAAATCTATAAAAATGTTTTTACACACACGCCCACGCAACTCATTTTTTAGTGCGGCTACTTGATGTTCATACTGATGGAAACTTTCCATTGAAATGAACAAACTAGTATCTTTATCTAAAAAATCATAATGTACTTGTTCAATTTTAAGAAATTTTCTAAAAGAAATGGGAAGTTCCTGAAAGATGTCTCGGTCAGGATTCAATGTCCATTTATGCTTAGCTTGATTTTTGCTTGAATAGGTGTAGAAATGAACAAAACAAAACTTTTTCATACATAATACAATTCTGGATATTCTACAAGAACGTGGATGCCTCCCTGTGAAGCTTCCTTATAGCTCTTTGAAATATCTTCAGGAGTTTTTAAATTATGAAACGTGATGTTTTTACACATACTAGAAAATTCTTGGAAGTAATTTCCTTTGTGTTGATGGCCTGGATCCAATGGTTTATCTGACCCTTTTCCTAAACGAATTAATAAATCAATAGATTTACCAGTCATAAGAGTGTACTTATCTACATGATTTATCAGTTGATTTGCCGCTAAGATGATAAAATCCCATCTAGGATAAAAAGTTATGACCTTTTTACCTGTCATCGCCATGCCTAGTGACATCCCCATTTGAGTTTCTTCCATGACAGGAACTTCCACCATGGTTTCTTTAGATACTTTAGATAATGTAGTGCTCATAGGATTACCTGCATATACAATTTGCTGTCCTATGAAGATGAAATTTTTTTCTGCTAAATCACCCATAGCATCCGTCAAAGCATCTTTATATGGTGTATATTCTATGTTATTCATTGACGAGGCCTATGGATATAGGATGAATCTATTTTTTGAATTAATGCATCTGCTACAACTTGATGCGCCATCAATGAAGGATGATGGTCACCTGGTGTTACTTTAAAATGTCTTGTATCTGTGTCTATTTTCATCTCAGGAACTTCCATCAATGTATTATAGGTAGGATAATCTTTATTCAAATATTTAAATTGTACTAGTCTTTCTTTTAGCCAAGGATCTTCTTCAACATATTTTAACCCATCATATGGCCAAACAGTTACTAAAGCTCTAACACCATGCATTTCAAAATTTTGTAAAAATTTTTTCACACGTGCAGTTGTTTGCCTATCATGTAACTCTTGCCATTGTTCATAGGTCATTTCACGGTCCAACAACCATTCTAGGAATGCATTAAATCCTTCTTCCTCACTTTGAGATCCATTTCTTGCATAATGAACATTGAAGTTGTAAGTTTTACCCTTCCATTCAAATTTAAATCTTGTTCTTTCTAATTGAGTGAATTGATACACAATATAGGCAAAATCATCATAATCATACCACGGATCCGAAACGCTGAAAATACCGTCATCATTCATGTGCCTATTTTTGTTGTGTGGATAAGGTTTTCTGGATGGATCAAATGCCCGTTCCCAGAAATCTAGAATGGACTCATCAGATCCTCCATTATATGGATGTACCGCCTCAAACGTTTTGAAATGACTAGCCACCAAACGAGGCATGCGTACAGATTCCATAAAAGCTATATGAGAACTGTTTACTAAAACTCTTTCAAAATGATTGGGCTGGGGTTCTCGTATGGATGGCAAATTGCTGTAATAATACAATCCTTGCCCCCAAGTAAAGGAACATCCCGCAAACACTATCCCGCGTGTTACCTTAGGATTTTGTGTTACAAACTTAGTGTATTCCTTTCCATCTATTGCAGGCGTCATTTCGGTCTAAATTCCCAAGCGTGTTCAGTGTACCAATCATATGTTTTCTTTAATCCTTCCTCTAATGATGTCTTGGCTTCCCATCCTAAAATATTTTTAATCTTGTTGGAATCAATTCTTCTAACTGGAATCATTGATGGCTTACCTGAAACATATTCCACAGGATTTTCATTTCCTACCAAGCGCTTCATGGTATGTAGCACTTCATTAACAGAATACACTTTATTGGAACCCACATTGAATACATCATAAGTCTCTTGTTTTTGAATTATCATTTCAATGGCTTCAACAAAATCATCAATGTATACTAAATCTCGCAACTCAGAACCATCACCCCAAACAGGGATAGGATTTATTCCATCTGCAACTTTTCTGATGGTGGCAGGTGTGACATGACACTTGTTGAAATCAAATTTATCATGTGGTCCATACAAATTGGCTGGCCGAACCACAACAGTGGTCATAGGATTAGGAAGATACTTGGAATACAATTCACATTGTACTTCAGCATATCGCTTCATCCATCCTACAGGAAAATATACTGGATATGGAGCATCGAATAGAAAATCAGTTTCTACTACTGGCTCATCACCCTTAGGAGGATATACAGTATTAGAGGACAAGAAAATGTATTTCTTTACCATATTTCTATATGAGGCATCAATCAAAAAATTGTTCATCGTCACATTTGGCGTTACGTGCGCCAAAGGATCATTGACAGTATCCACTGCATTAGAAGTGGACGCTGCGGCATGAACAACAACATCTATATTTTCTGTGATTCTTAAGCAACTTTGATAGTCACTTAATTCTGCTTCCCAATAAAATACCCCATCATAAAACTTTCTAGGTTTGCTTTTGTGTAGAGGTACTCGGATGTTTTTATATCCCTGTTCTACCAAATATCTGGTCAAGTTTTGTCCTACTAATCCACTTCCACCTGTAATTAATATTCTTGCATTCTTATCCATCATAATAAATCACCCTAAAAATGTATGTTAATGTGAATCTTCCACTGAACCTGGTTGTCCTTCTTGTCTTACAAAGTTTAAATATGACCATCTCTTGAATCCGTTCTTGACTGGCAATACTTCATGCCATGCATCATGACGGCTGAAATCTAACACCACAAAGTTGCCACGAACCGGGATAATTTTATCGGATACAGGATTTTGATCCACATCTGTTCCACATAAAAATTCTCCTCCCCCATCTTGCCAAGTTTCAGCAGGTGTCATGTATATGATTATAGCCATGAATTTTCCTAATTGTCCATCTCTATGGCGAGAAATGAAGCATCCATTATCATCATATAAGGCATAACAATCATTATGACGAACCTTTTCAAGTGGAATATATGGGTATGCCTTCTCCACAAATTTCAAAGTTAACCCTCGGAAATATTCATGCTTAATGCGACCTATTTCATCTCGTTCGTATAGTAAACGATACCATTTTTGGTCAAAGGTCATTCCGTTTTCAGCACAATACTTGTCTCGTGCAGGTACATCTGCTAAAGGAATGATAGAAGGCCATTGTTCCTGATGTTTATGAAACTCAATACCATTTGGTCTTGGGTCTCTTAAAGGATAAAAACAATCCCATTGGTCAATTGGATATTCATAATTCATAATGATGTCTGAATACCTATTGAATTGATCCTGGTCAGATACTAGTTCTTCTAATTTGCCAACATAAAAGCCGTTTTTTAATAATGTCTCTTGAATAGTCATTATACCTTCCTTGTGTGTTTATTTTTATTTATATAAGATAAGATAGAGTGTTTTATCCCTTGTTGTAATGTGGTTTTCGGGAGTATATCATACTTTTCTTGTCTCTCCACACTTAAACAGCGTAACGCATCACCATTGGGTTTACTTTCATCCCAAACAATATTCTTTTCTATCCCAGTAATTTCTTTATATTGATTTACAATTGTTTCTATTGTGTGTTTTATACTGACAGCTTCTCCACAACCAAAGTTTACAACATCATTAATTTCTTTCTTTACAGAATTAATAGTAGCTTCAGCGACATCTTCACTGAACACAAAGTCTCTTTTAGATGATCCATTACCCCAGCAAATCATTTCTTCCGTGTTCAACAATTTCCATATATTGGAACTAATAACTGTGGCGTCTGGTGAGAAATTATCATTTGGGCCGTAAATGTTGGAGGGACGAAGCACAGTCCAATTTTTCCAATCATACTGTACTTTTAATGCATCCAAGGCCAGCTCACCCATCCGTTTAGACCAACCCGGATGCCAGTCGTTTTTTGATGGCATAGTTTGCCACACACTATCTTCATACATGACATCAGCGGGACTATACACACCTACCGATGACAGATAAACAAACCAATCTACATCTGCATCAAATGATGCTTTTATCATATTGGTGTTAAACATCAGCATGGGGAAAAGATAATCGGCCGGACATTTGGCAGTTCTAGATGGTGATCCTTTTATTCCTGCAATATGTAAGACTACATGGATTTTTTCAACTTGAAATAGACTTTCACAATTGTTAAGATATTGTAAATCCATTTCAATTAATTTAAGCTGCCCACGGCTGTCTAAGGCCCATTCACGCATTTCATCAGAAAATCTAAGATCCACAGCATAAACAGTGTTGGCGCCTTCTTCCATACATTTGCGCACAGTAGGCATACCTACTAGACCATTTGCACCCGTCACAATTATATTTTTACCCTTCAGTTCCATAATTACTCCTGGTAGTATCTACCATAATTAATTTTACTCCACAATCTCTCAAAAAAATAAAAAGCAAAGAACCCAGTCAAGTTCATCAACAATGCATTGGTGAAATTAGAGGCACTTAATGCCAGAGTCAATATCATCCATGAGTTTAGTATTGCTACTAATCTCCAGGTGATAGCCTTAATCGTTGTTCTTTTCTTTGTTTCTATTATCGCCATTCCAACTTACTTCCCAGTCTTTAAAGTCCGCAGCCAAGCAATCCACCTTATAATCCTTTCGACCCCCAACTACTTCCTGAATCACATTTTTTGCAGTATTTCGAATGCCATTCAACCCGTGAGTAAGTTCAAGATTGTTGCCATCTTTAATACCACGACGATAATTGGATTCATTATGCCAAATATGTAAATTCATCTGAGCTACTACTACAATTGCTCGAATAGTTTCTGCCGTAATAGGCTGCTCGGAATCATCTAAAATAAGTTGTATGTCATGCACAATGTCTTGAATTTCTTGTGCGTATTCACTCTTATATTCTGGAATGAATACTTCTTTAAGTTGTACAATACTCAACCGGTCAACTAAATCACCTAAAGTGTGTAGATATTTTCTAGTGCTCATAAATTTGTAAAATTCCTGTTGTTATGGTTAATGATGAAACTATATCCTTCAATAAGTTGTCGAATACCAAAGTCTAAATCAAAGACAGGTAACCAACCTAAACTTTCCAACTTTCTATTAGACACAATGTAATTTCTTTTGTCAAAGTCTTCCTTGAAATCATCTTGCTTTATTACCAAGGATGGAATATACTTTTTAATTTTTTCAGCTAGTTCCAATTTACTTAAATTGGCTTCAGATAGCCCAACATTAAAAGCCTGTCCCTTGCATTTTTCATAGTTTTCAATGACAAATTGAAATGTACGAGCAATGTCTTGTATATGTATATAGTTTCGTTTGAAATGTCCTTCAAACAATACAAGATACCCATCCACTAAAGCTTTATACACAAAATCATTTACTAATAAATCTTGACGCATTCTTGGTGAAACACCAAACACTGTTGCCAATCTTAAAGATACACCATTTCCATTTTCTAACATGGCATTTTCTGCATCACATTTAGTTTTAGCGTACAATGACAATGGCTTAAAAGGGCTTTCTTCTGTTATTACAGCTTCAGATGAACCATATTGGCTATTTGTGTTTGGAAGAATTAATTTTTGGTTAGGAGTAAGAACCTCTAGAATATTTTCAATTTGATGAAAATTTAAATCTATGGCAAGTTGCGGATTTTTATCACAAGCTGGCATACCTACTATTGCAGCTAAAGGAATAATGATGTCATGTTCTTTAACTAATGTTTGTAGTAGAGTTTTATTTCTTACATCATTTAAAATGAATTTAAGATTGTTGTTTTTAAATAGATGTAATAATGATAGTTGTTTATATGTTAAACTATCTAATACAGTTACAGAATAGCCTGCGGATAATAAATGTTCCGTGACAACAGAACCTAGATATCCTGCACCGCCTGTAATTAATACTTTATTCTGTGCTAACATTTTTACACTCCCGTACAAATTTTTCTAGATTGTCAATGTAAAGCTCGCGCCTTGCATATTTTTCAGACAACAAATTTCTATTGTGTATTACAATTGGTTTTATAGATTGATACCAATTATGTAAATCTTCGATAGGCATATTGGAAATTCTTTCAATTTCTTTAAGAATAGCTCTCATTCTTTCATGATTGTTTACAATATCATCATAGCTTTCATCAATAAATCCATTAAATGTTTTAAACCCTAAGTCTCTAAGATATTTTAAATAACCAGGGCCAGCTACTACGATAAAAGGTTGTAATACGATAATAGGATTACAAATTTTTTCAGAAATGAAAACATCATCATTGAATACAGTTTCAGTGACAATGTATATGTAGGAATTTAGATACAGTTCTTTCTTAAAGGATCGAGTTGTTGGAATTTCTTCAGGTGCGAATCCGTGTGAATCTAGAACAATGGGCATTTTTTCAAAAAGTTTTTCTTTGGCAATCTTTAGCTCATTATCTAAAATATCATCACCTGTCAAAGTTGGGCTGAGATTTCCAGTTTGTAAAAAACTAGCATAAACCTTATCCCACATATTTTTACTTTCAAACAAACACCCAATTGAAAGTCTATGTGGTTTTTGTGTTTTGTTCATAGTGATGAAATGTTTCTCACGCAATGTATCTAACTCATGCTCATGAATCAGTTCGCTTTTAAATCCTATAGAAGGAATAGCACGAATCTTCATTTCTTCTAGAACATTAGCACAATCCGTCATCGGTGTATTTTCACAGATGATGTTATATTTTCCTTTAGTTTCTGGATGTCGGTCAAAAAAATTAGAAGATCCTACAAAAAACAAGAAATCTTTCTCTAAAGATAATTGATAGATGTCTAAATCTTTTTGAAATCTCTTTAAAAAATTGTAATCACTAAAAGGTTCATGAGCATAGTTAACGACAAATTTAAGTTGCCCATTTCTACACAAATTAATTGCGGTTGGTGATACGTTGTTCAAGAATCCTACATTATACTGTACGCCAGAAGAAGAAGTTTTATAACCACTAGAAGCTAATAAGTTGTTGTGGTCACCGTATAATCCAAAAGTATATAAAAAGAAATCATCACGGTTAATGTTAACAGGATGTTTATTTAAAATAACAGTTTCATACTTCTGTGGGAGATATTGCCAAAATTGTCCCAACGTGGTTTTTAAAGGAAAGGGCGTGGGGGGATCATATCTCAATATCTCCTCTACTGGATTACTATTGTAATATTCCCGCACAGCTTTAGGTGTTAAATTAGGAAAAGGTTCTTTTCTTCTCTCGTCATAATAATCAAAAGCTAATTTTATCATAACACTTTAACCCCATATGTTTTTTCAAAATCTAAGGCATCCTTTTTATTATTCACCATGGGTTTACCTTTGATGTTTAAACTAGTATTCAACACCATCGGACATCCCGTTTCACTGTACCATTCTTGAAGAAATTCATAGAAATGTGGTGAGTCTGTCTTAGACACGGTTTGAACACGAGATGTTCCGTCAGCATGAATAATAGCAGGAAACTCTAATGGTCGTTTGCACAATGCCGTGTATTGCATATATGGACTTTCTGCGGTCGGCATATGGAAATATTCATGAGCATGTTCAGCAAGAATGGCGGGAGCGAACGGACGGAACTTCTGGCGTTTCTTGATGGCGTTCACCTTGTCCTTGATGTCATCTCCACGTGGGTCTGCCAACAAACTGTTTGTAATGTATCAATCAATTGTTCTGTGGGATATTTTATTCCAATATCTAACCCTAAGTAGGGACCACGCCAATTTAAAAATTCTTGTTGATAGGCGGCTATAGCACCTAAACTATTGCCTGCATCTCCTGGATTTGGCATAATCCAGACATTATCAAAATATTGAAATGCGATGCTGTTGGCAACACAATTTAAGGCACATCCACCACCCAACACCAGATTTTTGCTTCCCGTCAACTTCTTGGCTTCGTCTAGTAAATCATGAAAAGACATTTCATAAATGAATTGGGTAGCAGCGGCAATATCATATTTGTCTTGTTCGGTGTTTAATTCTGGACGCCACCACATACACCCACGATGAAGATTGTGATTCATCTTCAACATATGTTTACTATCAAAGAAATCTTCCAATATCATGGCGGTGTATTTCAATGGGTCACCATATGCTGCCATACCCATCAAAATGTATTCTTCTTCATTGGGTTTCAATCCCACACGTTGAGTCATGGCGGAATACCATAATCCCAAACTATGAGGATATTTCAGAGAAAACTTCTTTTCTAATTTTGTGCCTGTACCATGCCAGATAGAGGTGGTGTCAAATTCGCCAATGGCGTCAATCACTAATACAGCAGCTTCTTGATAGGGAGAAGTGTAATATCCTCCTGCGGCATGACTATGATGATGTCCCACAGAGGTGACTGGAACATCAATGTTGTATTGCCGTAGGTATACATCTGGCTCATTACTGAAGAAATTGAAACCTTGACCAGCTCGTATTTGCCGAAGTGACTTCAACCAGGATTTTTCATACCAGACAATGACATCAGGTTCACCATAACGCTTGGCATCATCAATAATTTCAAAGTTTAAATGTGCATCATTCTTCACACCAGAATATCGTTCTGATTGTGAAGCAAATAATATTTCTTTATCTTCCACCACCGTGATGGCAGCGTCATGGCTATTGGCTGAGATTCCCCAAATTATCATACTTGTTTCGTCATGGTTAATTGAATGTCCTCGTTACCGGGTACAATAGTTTCTTTGCAGTAGTGATAGAAGTCTGCATATTCAGGAAACACTTGAAGGAAATTTGTTCCACGGCGCTTATCATACTCATCAACAAACATTGCAAAGTTTTTTCTAGCTTGTAAATTTTTATATGTGTTCCCCATTTGCTCAGCACACAATGAATGTATTCTGCGCATTCTATGAATTTCATGGTCATAAAATCCACGATTCTGCATTGGGAACCAATCTGTGATTTCTTGGTTCTTATACATTAGAGTTACACAATCTTCTATGTAGGACATGAAATTTTCTGTTGCTATCCAAGGAGCCAACCATTCTGGATGTCGAAGATATGGCACATCCACACTTAACGGAAGTAATCTGTTGTTAGTGGCATAGGTATTTTTAATGGTTAGCATGTCCTGTAAAAAGTCATGAAACGATGACAAAGATAGAACATTGAAAGTAGACATGATGGTTACTTTAGATGTTTCTAACCGACTAAGTATGGAATTTACGTTGGCTAACCATTCCTTATAATTTAAACCAAATCTAATGTATTCTGCTTTTTCTCCATGAGCTTCACAACTTGTGTACACATGGACGGCCTTCACAGCTTTCTTTTGCTCAAGAACTTGTAGTTTTTCTATAAACTTCTCAATAATTTCTGGGGGTGATCCAAGATTGGAGTTCACAGAAAACACCAATTGTGGTTGTGGATTTTCAGCTAAAAAGTCTAACACACGGAAAGTATGTTTGCTTAATAGGGGTTCTCCCCCTGTGATTCTGAAAGTATGCATATGTGTGACAGCCTCTGGCCACCATTTCCAAAATGCTTCGATGTAAGGATTTTCTTCAGATTGAAGAATAGGTAATCCTTTTCCTTTCGTTAAATCACTTATGTCGTTGAACCCTACTCCATCCAGCAAGTAAGGACCATGCTGCTTGATTTCCTGCATCCATGTAGTTGAGTATAATGGGGAACAATAAGCACATTTAAAATTACAGGTGGTGTCGAAATCCACTTCAACATAAGTAGGATACACATCAGCATCCCAAGGCATTGCAGCAATTTTTGTTAAATGAGGGGATGCCCATAACTCAGAACTTTTAGTGATACGGTCGCTGTATACATTTGGTTGATTTTTTGTGGAATCTTCCACGCGCCAGCAATAATCACATTCTCCGGGTCGAGTTCCTTCTTTCATCTGTTTTCTAAGCTGCTTTTTATATTCTGTGTTATGTAACGCAGCCGGACTTTTTTCCAATTCTTCCAGTGGGATTAAATGAACCTTAGGATGGTGGCAGCTATGATTAGTACCTGTGCTAAGATGCAATGTTACTTGAAGCCATTTTGCGGCACAAAATGTTGGACTTATAGCTGCTAATTTTCTATCTGTATCTTGAAAAATTGTTAATGCTTGTTTATATGACATGACAAAACCTCAAATTAAAATATTTTATATCCCACGGTCATAAATCTATGGAATTGTGTACAGTCTAGCAATTTTGAATATTGTATATTTTGTAACTTATGTAATTGATTGAATTCATGTAAAGTTTTCTGGCACCGAATATGATCCTCACAATTGAAAAAATTGTTTCCTTGTAAAATGATAGGTATACCTATTGGTAACAATTCTAACCACTCATCATATTCTTCTTGTGTCATATGTTCTGTACTAGTATTTATTATGACAGATACATCGTCTGCAGTTCCTTTAAAGTTATTACTGTTGTAAACTTTTCTTCTGGCATCATTCAAAGCAAATCCATGATGAAAATTTTCCAAATCTTCTTTTGTTAAAGTTACCATTTCTTCCGTTACGGGAGTACTGGCATAGCTATCTTGAATGTTTTCATGATAGAAAGCGTCTGAGCCTACATTAAAGCTAAAATCATAACGTACACCATCAATACTGCCAGGATCTCCAACCAGAAAATTTTTAGCTTCAGAATGAACAAATTCTATTCTTCGGTCCCACCAACTTAATCTTTGACCTATGTTTTTACAATTTTCGTCACGGTCTATACTATAAACTTTTTGAATGTTAGTGTTATCCAATAACATTTGAGCTAAAAGACCATACCAACCCCCCACAACATATGCGTTTCCAGAAATATTTGGATATAATAAATTTAAAACATTTACCAGCCAAGCTTTACTTCTAACTTGACTTGGCCAAAAGTTTTCTAGAATTCTAAATGGGTCTTTATCACGCATCTGTTCATCACGAATTAAATTCATCCATCCTATAATTCTTTGTGAAGGGAACGCAATACTATCCAATGATTCTGTAGGAATTTCTTCAATACTATTCATATTAATGGTAAATAAAGGGATCCCTTTTTCTTAATTCTGCTAATTTCCTTTTAGTTTTATACTTCATGAGGTGTTTTAGTAGGAAATCTACAATTTTATCAATAAGTTTCATCATTTCACCGTGTAAGGCTCTAAGGAGCGGTTAAGGACATTGTTTACCTGAATAAATTTCGCCTTTTCAGACAATTCCGATATATTTAGTGCATCAACATAGGCACAAGTTGAACGAATACCTCCTAAAATATCAGAAATGGTGTGTTCCACCAATCCTTTATATGGAAGTTGAACAACTCTACCCTCGGATGCACGATATTTTTTGTGTTGATTGTGTTTTTCTTGGGCTGCATGACTGCTCATCCCGTAAAAAATGACTTTTCCATCACGCACTTCCTGTTCTGACTCCTCATGACCAGCAAAAATACTGCCGGCCATCACCATTTTGGCCCCTGCAGCCAAAGCTTTTGAAAAATCCCCAGGAAAAACACATCCTCCGTCACTTTGCACACCTCCACCAACACTAGCAGCGGCGGGAACACACTCTTGCAAGGCGGAAAATTGTGGATACCCGACACCTGCGACTCGCCGAGTCGTGCAAACTGCCCCTGTCCCAATGCCAACCCGAGCTAAATCAGCTCCGGACAAGATTATTCTTTCAACTGCTTCGGGAGTAACTACAGTTCCTGCCATGATATAGGCATCAGGAACAGTATCACGAACCTTTTTAATGAAATCATAGAAAGAATTCATGTATCCATTAGCCACATCAATGACAATTTTAGGAACAAATGTGGTATCTCGTAGTTTCCAGTGTTGAATGACGTCCACAGCTTGTTTCAATTCTTCATCATTCATACCAATCGTGATGAAAGCATGATTTACATCATCCTGAATCACCCAATCTTTTAATGTATGATGTTTTGTGATGGCAGTAAAAACACCAAATTTCTTCAATGAATGATGCATACTGAAGGTCCCTACACCATCCATATTGGCAGCAATGATGGGGACACCTGTGATCCTGGTTCCCCACCTTCCTTCTAGTGTAGTTTCCAAGGTAACTTGGCTCCGAGAAGTGATGTCTGAAAACTGTGGCACAATCAAAACATCATCAAAATCCAACTTCACATTCATATTAGGATGCCTTTTTAGTTACCGTTTCGTAAAGTGATTCAAAATCCTTGTGTAACTCCACTTCTTCACTGAAATTTCCCTTGTGATAGGTGCGCGCCAACTTATTTAGCACCTTTCTGTTCAGTTGCAAATCATCACAAATGTCATTCTTCACGTTCTTGATAAGGTCACGCTCAGCTTCCACACGCGCCATACTTGCGGAAATTTCCTTGAGTGCATCAAGGAGCTTTAGCTTGTCCTCTGGGGTTGTTGGTAGTGTCATTGTATATTCTCCATAATTGAAAATGTTCACCAGGGTCCTTCTTTCGTGTTTTCGGATAGGCAACATCAGAATGTCCTAGAATAGGTTTTTCTTTGCTATCCGGATACCGCATATTAATGTAATTCACTAACAATGTCAATGCTTGATATTGCTTTTCCGTGTAAGGTAAAAAGTTTGTCCCTTGTAAGCATACACCGATACTGAAAGTATTCCAATCGCCGATTCCATTCCATTTGGAAACGCCGGCATGTAAAGCTTTCTGTGTCAAATCTTTCCATTGATGTATTTCTCCTGTTCGAGAAATGAAATAATGATAAGACAATCCTCTTCTTTTCAAGATGGCGCGTGTTGCCATGGCACTTAAACTGGCGCCATCATTGTGTATTACAATGTAATTTCTTGTGGTGTCTCTGAGTGTTTTACCCGGCAAGAAATTCTTTACTACCAGCGGAGCTTGTAGTTGTAGTACGAGTGCTAATGTTGTCAGCATGGATTTCCTCCTTGTCTGGTACAATGAACCATGCTATAACATATCCAATTACGGCGGGGAATGGTGTCCAAATCATCAGAAACCATGCAAACCGTATCAAGGTCACATCTACATTCCACATCTCACTTAATCCTGCGCAAATCCCACCCAACTTTCCCTTCTTGATATTACGATACCATTTTGTCATGTCTATTCCTTTCGTATAGTGTCCAGGCCAGTTCCTTCGCTTTCGTTTCCAAATCAACATCAATATTTAGTCCATAATCATCCAAGGTTAACAGAGCATAATCGGAATGTGCTCGGGGATTACCGGAAACATTCTCATTCAAGTTTTTGCTTTCACTGTAATGAAACAATGGCTTGTATTCATGCCAAGTTTCTGCAGCAAGATAAGCAGCTTCTTTGCTAGTCAACCCATCATCATTGAAAGTGTGATGAAAATAATCAAACGTGATAGGTGTTCCAATTTTTGAATATATGTTCTTATATAACTTTTTCACTGAATAGGCATTGGCTTTGTCATCATTCTCCACCACTAAACGACACTTTGTACTATGATTTAAGTTGTTGAATTGCTCACAGAATTTTTCAGTGATGTCGTTAGAATAATTCATACCCACATGAATGTTTAATGGGTAATGATATGTGGCAGGGAGATTCATCATGTCGAATATCCAATTATGATGATTCAAATCGTGTAAGCTACGGCGTACCACATCAGGCTTACTAGATGCCAGTTTCACAAAGTGGTCGGGATGAAAACTTACACGCTGTCCTGATTGTTTGATGATTTGACCGGCTAGATGTAGATACTCTGCAATGGTGGAATAATCGGGTAGCTGTGTCACCTCATATTCTGAGTTCCATGGGAAGATGTTGCTTCCAATACGGAACACCTTGACATTGTTATCCATGTTCCACTTCAGGATTTTAACCAAATCTGTGGCATTCTGCAAGGCAAGCAAGGACGTACGCTCCAGCTTCGTATCTTGCTTGAATGAAGCCTGGCGTAACGTCCTTCCAGTGGTAATCTTTTCTTTGCCTAATGTGAGATTGATACAGCAGTACCCAACTTGATGTGGCATAACACCTCACTTGAAGTCATACTGAAATATAATATATTTTTATGTATTTGTCAAGTCCTGTAAACCACATTCCTTAAAGGCCCATGCTCGTTCTTTACATTGCCAACATTCATTACAACGTCCTATAGATTGTTCAGTACAGGTATGTGTTAAACTTAACAGTTCCATTAAATCATACTGAACATACATTTTCACAATGTCTGTTTTATATAAATGAAAAAATGGTTGTTGTTCTTTGGGATTTTTTCTTTCTGTTCTACTAGGGCCATTGGGTAATATATCTTCTGGATATGAGTTTCCGGCAAAATAAAATACATCACAGGAATTATACACCTTAATCAGTCCTGTATTTACTTGCATTTTATGATTGACTTTTGGATTACCTATCAATATAGGTTCTGGTAAATTGCAACCCAATTTATTGTTTATCCAAGTCACTATGGGTCCAACATAATGCTCGGCGCCATCATACTTAGGTATCGTGAAAATTTTTATTTTATTGGATTGTTGTGCCAAGAGGTATAGAAGCAATGCGCTATCCATACCTCCTGACAAAAACATTCCGA